ACGTGAGTCTCGCCTTCATACAATTCACCACTTGTCAAATATAAAGCCATTACTTGTAGCTTCCTGACATTAAGCTTTTCTTTTTCTTCATAGGTTTCTTGGTTTCTTCCTGCGCTTTCTTAGCCGCAGCTATTCCCTTCTTTGTGTATGGGAACTTCTTTCCATTAATGTTTGGCATTTTTATTATCCTCCATTCTGGCGTTGGTTAAAAGAACACTTAAAGGCTGACCTACAATAAAATCGCCTTCTGTTTTCCATCTAATTTGAGTAAGATAATTATCACAGATTTTTACAACCTGTTCTATATTCTTATACATAACATCATCAGGGTCTCTAGATAAATCTTCATTTAACAATTTAACCGCCTTTGCAAAAACTCTAAAATCAGTCTTGCCTGTGTAATCTTCATAATCTCTTTTCTTCTTAGGCACTTCTATATCTCCTTACCTTGTTAGCAATCTTCTTCGGTTGAGCCACAAACTGTTTACCCTTTGCCTTACCCTCTCGTTTGGCTCTGGTTGTAGCGCGATACTCAGAATCACTAAGAGCAGCGATAGCTTTAGAAGGAAGGTAACGTTCACCAGTTTCACTAGACTTCTTGCCAGATTTGGTTCTCCATTTCTGCTTGCCCCAGTTTAGCAATGAACGTTGTGGTGCTTTCATTACGACTCAAACTCTTTTATTTTTTCTAAATAATTAAGCAATGTAGTTCTTTGCTTTACAAGTTCAGAAGAAGATGGCTTTCCTTTTAATTTTCTAAGACCTCTTCTTAACAAAATCTTTGCATCAGAAAACATAGAAGTAGAGTCGGGCTGCCTTTTCTTTTGCTGCGCTTCTGAAAGATTAGGATCAGGCTTAAACTTGTATTGCAAAACTTCACTACTTGTAAGCTTCATATTTGATAAGTCTCTATTTATTTGCTTTATCAAACTTTGTGCTTTTCTTTTAAATGGTGCTGTTTCTTTATTCATGATCTGTAACCTCCACCGCGCTTCTTATATTCTTTGGCTAATAACTGTGCTTTTCGAGCAGACCATTGTCCTGCCGCAGTACCATGCGTAGCCCTTGCCTTGATAGACTGAAACAAACTCTTTCTTAACTTGGGCTTGGTATAGTTTCCTGCTTTGTTTACTGTACTCATGGAAACATTCCTTTGTCTGGGTCAGGCATATCATCTACCCTATTACTCAAGAAGTGCCACCGTTTCAAGAGTTTCTCTTTCTGAGGTGTCATCGTACTCGGACCCTTAACCTCAGTATTTCCAGTAGCAAAGTCGTACATCTTCCTAAAAAACCCTTTGGGCTGTGGATCAGGATCTAACTTCTTCTCAATCTCTTCTATCTCTTTGATGTACTTATCTCGCAGCTTTAACTGCACACCACGATTAACTAAACTCTGTCGCTTCTTCTTCATGACTTCTTATGCCTCGCTGCAAATGATCTAGCTGCTTCAACACTGCCAAAGCCCCACTTCTTCAGCGCCAATGCCTTCCTTGTGGGTCTGCCTTTTTCATCCTTCATCGGACCCTTCATACCTGCAAACCTAGCAGCAAAAGAAACACGTCTCGGATTCGTACCTTTAGGAACAGGCTTCTTGAGGTTAGCACCCTCCTTCCGCTTGAAATACTTCCGACCTGCCTCAGTCAAACCTCCCGATGGACTCTTGTGTATCTTTCTCATTTACATCGGACCTTTCTAGATAAAAATATTTTTCAGAGTTGTTATAAACCTTTTTGAAGAAAAATGCTAGTGAGGGACTACTGACACGTAGCAACTTCCGACTTTTGACCCCACCCCCCTCTATGACAAATCAATGGACACTTTAATATCTCCTGCAACTTGTACCTGAGAACGATCTATCGGTTTATATCCTGCACGATCAAGTAAATCCTTCGCAGCCTCAAGCTGTACGTATTCGCTTTTAGCTCCTGTCACCAGTCTGCGTAACTGTCCTGCGGCTACTGTAGCACTAAGCCCAAATTCCTCTCCCATCCTCTGCATCATATACTGCTGCACATGTGGTAACTTTAACGCCTTGGACGCAGTGACTCTTCCGCTCTCGCCACTTGCGTACCCAGCTTGCGTGGCTGCTTCTGTAATACTACACCCTTTTGCTACGATGGTGTCTACCAAAGCAGTCTGTTTCTCAGTCAGTTTCCTATCAGTAACTTGACTCATTCAACATCCTTTCTATGTTCTGCAAGCTTCACTTAGACCCAAAGTCAAGCAAGCGTTGCATCGATCTATTCGAGGCAAGCATCAAAACAATCATATAGTGGGATCTATCCATTGCTACCACTGCTAGCCCCCCTCTCCCTCTCTCCCCCCATTGATGCCTGTTTTGATGATACGTTGTCAATATGTGACGTAGCGTCACTTACAATGTGACGTAGCGTAACTTAGTACAACACCGTATTGACACTACTACAAGCCAACAGCTGTAGTTCGAATAGTCGAGACGTATGCTCTTAGTCCACGTTCTCATTGGTGTAGCTGTGGTGACACCGCGCATTCACTCCTTACTTGCACTGGACTCAACAGTTCGCAAGGCACACTCCGTTCTTCGGCCTTGCTAACTGCAAGCGCCCTTGGCGTTTCGTCTCATTGCTGCGTGTCGATCATTGCGAGGTATCATCCTCGCCACAACAAGGAGAACTAGACATGACAGAGAATACATCTCAACTAATCGAACTAAAGCTTAAGACAATTCAATACCATTCAGGTGATAACTTAGATTACTTACAAAAGAACATTGCACGAGACGCATGTTACACAAGCCACAACTCAGTGGCTTACAAAAAGAAACAAATCGCAGACGCCTGTGCAGACTTCGAGTCAGCGATCAGTGAGGATCGCTCAATGAGAGCAGAGGCACTCTGTACTCGCATTGAAAAGATGCAAGAGGAACTCGAGCATCTTGACGAGAGACATGAGGCAGACCTCGCTGTGTACATGATAATACACGATGGCGAGGAGTGGACACCCGAGCGCAGACAGCGCAAGGTGTCAGCCGATCTCGCCAAGAAAGTAGCGAACATAAAGAAGATGGTGGCGTAAGCCATCATCACTTTGTGACGTTACGTAACTAATGACTAGCTGCTTAGTTGCAGCTAGCATGTTATTGATACCAGTAGAAAAGGAGAGGAAATAATGAAAACTTTTAATATAAAGCAAACAGAAAAAGAAAAACGAATTGCTACTTTAAAAGCTAACGCTGCAAAAATCACAGCTAACTTAGCAGCTAGAGCACAAGCACATAAAAAAGCAAATAGCTAAAGCTATATTGGTGAGGGCAAGTAGCGTTGCCCGATCCCATGCAGCTTTTGCATGACAACAAAAAAGGAGAAAGTGAAGATTATGTTGGAATCAGCGACTTCAAAACAACTATGGAAAATTAATCGACTAGCTTGGGAATACGCAGAGCTTGTTGAAAATTTGCAAGACAAAGGAGAATTGGAATTGACTCGACAGATTCCGTTTCCAATCAGTAAAGTTTTTGCAGTTGATATTATCAAGAGTTGGATTGAAATGAATCTTAAGCTTGCTGAGTTGGTTCAGCTTGAGCAGGATCATACAAAAGAGGTGGAGCAATCAAATGTTAATGATTAATCCAGATATTGATGCACCTGCGGATCGCATTGTGCAAGCATTAGGTTTCTTACCCTATTGGGTGAGAGACTTCTGTGCTCAAGCAGATGATGAACACAAGCAATGTGATTTGGTTGAGTACATGACGGAGCAGTATGGCTTTGGCAAACTATATAAGTTTGGCTCAAAGCTAGTCGGCAAGAAACTCGTATCAGAATACGAAGAAGATGACGATATGGATTATCTTGCTGCATACGATACGCCAGTGGGAACAGTTTACTTTTTCCAATACGCTATCATTGCATTACCAAGACCAGAAGAGAATGATTACTTTATTACGAGGATGGACTAGTGCTTTATGCATTTACCAAGGAAGAGTTCAACCATCTTGCAGAGGTGATTGGATCTTTAGCTATCGATCAATTCAATGGTGAACAAGAACCATACCGTGAAGTAATATATACAATATTTAATTCATGGGTAGAAGCAAAGGAAAATAATAATGAATAAATTAGAAGAGCTTTTGAAAGAAAAGTGCCTAAGAGAAATAGGAAACACAAAAGAAAATAAACAATGGCTTGATGATAAACTTATTATTCTAATGCCAACCAAACAGGAGAAAACAAATGGCACGTTGGACTAGACGAGACTTTGAATTTGTTGCAGATGAAATCGCACCATTTATGCACTGGCCTACTAATATCAAAGAACTTTCGCAAAAACTTAAACGCATGAACCCAAGATTCGATGCGGATAAGTTTGAGCGCAGAGCAATAGCAGCGTGGGAAGAGCGCTATCAAGAAAGTTTGGAGGAACTAAATGACGAAATCCCATATTGATGCAATGGATCACATGTTGAATGACATATTCAGAAAAGTTTTTTGGGAACCTCTTGAGCATAAAGAGGTTGAAGATATGTTCTGCAAAGAATGTGATGGTGATGGTTATGTTGAACGTGAGGTTCACAGACCAATGAGTTTTGATCGTGACGTCGGAGTTATTGACGTGGATCAAATTGATTGCCCAGAGTGTTTAGGCTCTGGGCAGAACTTGAATGAAATAACATAGGAGGATATTATAAAACTGTCAGGAGTGGGCTACCTCCCTCCCACTCTTGACATCCGACTCTTTGTTGCTCCATATATGCAGTATGCAGACATACTTAGATACAGTCAGAGATCAAGCAAAACTTAAAGGTGTAGATTTATTTCACGCATTTAAAATGGCAGGACTTCCGACTTCTACATACTACCGAACAATCAATGGAACAACAGAAATGCGATTCGATACTGCATGTTCTGTTTTAGATGCGATAGATGAGCAGCATAAAAGAGACGAAGCAGCCAAGCGTACCAAACAACTACGAGACTCTGGTCAGGTTGTTAATAGACGCTCGGCACGAAAGGGGCTTAAGCCAAGAAAGCTTGGCGCGTAAGATTGGTTGCACTGAATCTTTGGTTCACAAGTGGGAGCAGTTCAAGCGTATGCCTTCTGGGTTTATGTTAATGTGTTGGTTGGAAGCGTTAGAGTATGACATCGAAGCGATTAAGAGGTAAACCTGCAAGATGCAAATTA